ACCTTCAGCCATAAAATCTGTTTGCTTCTCAGTTATACCTAATGCTCTTGTTGCAACTCTGAAACAATCAGGCCATTTCATTTGTTGGTAGTAATGATTAGCAAGTGCTAGGACTGATTCTCTACTAGTACACTCTGCTATTGAATCCTCTAAATGCTTCTCAGCATTATCAGGATCACACTTAGCCATCATTCGCAGAGCGTATGATCGCTCCGCTTTGAATGTGGATTCATCTAGGTATTTTTTAAAAGTTTGTAATGAATCGTAATATCTTTGTTTGTAGTAATACTCTCTACCTAAGTAATAAAGACTACGAGAACATTTTGGATCTTCATCTACTGCCATCTCAAGCATATCTAGGTATTGCTCTCTAGACTTTTCTTTATCTTGGAAATGATGTATTGTTAAATCTATCTTTGCTCTAACTTCAGGAATCTTATAAGGAGATACTGCCTCGTGGATAGGATACTTCCATCTATATCCTCTACGGGCGTGGATCTTAATACCATCAAAGTTTAAATCTGGTTTACCATCTTCATCCCAGCCATATACATAATTATATATTGGTCTAGTAACGCCAGCCTCTAGAGCTTTAGGTAAATCTTTCTTCCAACCTTTTACTAGAACTTCATCCATATCTAGTGCTATGCAGTAATCAATATATCCTGGTAGTGCAGCAAGGGAAGCGTTACGAGCATCATCAAAGCGCCAAGGATCTACCTTAATCTTTATGACATTAATACCTAAGGACTCAGCAAGTTCTACCGTCTTATCTGTTGAACCGGTATCTGCTATTAGTAGGTAGTCTGCATCTTTAGCTGACTCATACCATCTTTTAATGTGTTTCTCTTCATTGAGAGCAATCGTATATACAGCAATTCGCATAGGCTTATTCTACAGCTACATCTTCCGGTTGAGCTTCAACGACAGCCTGATAAACAGGTTCAGCAATACTTTCAATCTCTGTGCGATTGGTTTCTACATACTCACCCTGACCGCAGATATTGCACTTAGTAACTACCTGAGCATCATCATTATTGCGAGTTTCAATATAGTAATGAGAGCAACACTCTGAACTGTATTCATATTTGATAGCCATTAGAACTCCTTAGTAGTAAATATAAACAACGCCGTTACCGCCTGAACCAGCAAGACCTAGTGTAGAAGCACCGCCTCCACCACCTCCGCCTGACCCACCATTACCACCATTGTTAGCAGAACCATTAGCGCCAACAGAAGTAAATCCTGCTCCGCCTCCACCTCCACCAAAACCTGTTCCTGTTCCTGATGAGCCAGTTCCACCAGCGTAGAAATCGCCAGTTCCGCCAGCACCGCCTGTACCTACGCCTACTGTTCCTGCTGCTCCACCACCGCCACAGATAAGACCGCGAGCGCCTGAAGATGCAGTTATTGTTCCAGTTGCGGTTGCGTTGCCACCACCGCCACCACTTGAAACACCAGCACCCCCTGAAAAACCAGCACCACCTGCACCGCCAGCATATCCAACATTGCCACCGCCAGCCGCTGGCGCGCCTGTATAAGAAACAGTTGAAGAAGAAGATGTTGGCGTTAGTACACCTGCTCCCGAACCAGCACCTGTTCCATTTTGTCCACCCCAACCGCCACCAGCCATTACCATTCCGTAAATACTTTGACTGCCATTAGCGCCAGCAGCCGCAGATGATGAACCAGTACCACCAGTTCCAACAGTTACTGAGTTTGAAATATAAGTCCAGCCAGCAGAATATCCTCCTGCTCCACCGCCTCCACCGCCGCCTGTGGTCTGTGTGCTACCTGCACCACCACCACCAATTACGATTGCATAAACTCTTTGAATACCAGCAGGAATATCTGTGATTGATGTTGTTCCTGTTGCAGTAATTGTGCGTTGCAGTTTGAGTCCATAAGGTGAATCGGTAAATGATGAATTGCTATAAATTGATGCGCTCATAATTATCTCCTAGTAGAAAAGGTAAAGTAATCCTGCGCCACCTGCGCCACCTGTTGCTCCATTACCACCACCGCCACCGCCAAGACCACCAGCACCACCAGTTGCGCCTGATGCAGCATTACCATTACCTGCGATACCAGCGCCACCACCGCCAGCACCAGTTGATGCTGTAGCAGTTGTGCCTGCTCCGCCAGTTGTTTGAACGCCAGTCAAAATGTTTACGCCATTACCACCAGTGCCACCAATATTTCCATTAGTTGCTGATGAACTTGTTGCTCTGCCAGCACCGCCACCTACTAAACCTGAACCGCCATTACCACCAGTATTAGTTGCTGCACCTGCTCCAGTTGAAGTAGAACCGCCTCCACCTGAAATTCCATCTCCACCTGCTCCACCTGCAACTCCATTAGTTGTTGATGCACTACCGCCACCGCCGCCAGCGCCTGAATTTGCTTTTGTTGGTGCTGTGTTAGTAGTACCACCAGGTATTCCCCAATAATTTGTATTTCCTGTTGTTCCAGTTCCTCCACTAGCAGCGCCGCCAACTCCTCCTGATACACCACCACCACCGCCACCGCCAGCGATTACATTTCCGTAGCGTGTATATCCGCCAACAGCACCAGCACCACCACCAGAACCAACAACACAAGTTGAGTTTGCTAAAGTCCAACCCCAAGCAACACCACCTGCTCCACCACCACCACCGCCTGTGCTTGTTCCACCACCGCCACCACCAACTGCAATAGCGTAAACAAATGTAACTCCACTAGGAATTGTGACTGATGTATCGCCAGCGTTTTTAGTTTGCTGTAAACGCAATCCATAAGGCAAAACAAAGTGGGTATTAGGCCAAGGCGTGTAATTGCCGCCCTGCATAGAGTTGCGAACTGGTTCGCCTGATGAGCCTCTGCGTGATGGATTAGCCATTAGGAAATTCTGTTTACGAAACCTGAAATTGTAATTACTGAAGCGGTTGCGGCAAAGGCGGCAACTGTATTTGCTGCTGAACCTGTTCCTGTTAGCGGAAGTCCTGCAACAATTAGAACATCACCTGATTGTGGAGAAAGAGTAATTGGTTTAGCGTGTTGTACTGCGCCTGTGCCGCCAAATTGAACTGTAAGTAATACTGGAGAAGTTGATGTGTTATTTGCGTATAGCCAAACCTCATCAATAATTGATGACGATGTGCCTGTGGCGTGGATAGTTGTACCAGTAGAAGCTGTCTGAACTACTGTGATTGGCTGACCCTGTGTTGAGCCTGAAAGTAATTGTTTGCTATAAGTTGCCATTTATTATCCTTATCCGAATACTTGGTTTGGAAGTATTGATTGGTCATCGCTTTCAGCAAATGAAAGATTTGCAGATGTTGTAGATCCTGAGTTCACAATTGGTGATACCACAGCTATAACACCAGATGGTCCTGTTGGGCCTGTACTACCTGTAGCACCTGTACTACCTGTAGATCCAGTTGCCCCAGTACTGCCTGTAGCGCCCGTAGGGCCTGTGCTTCCTGTTGGTCCAGTACTTCCAGTCGCCCCAGTACTTCCAGTGGCTCCTGTGGCCCCTGTAGCCCCTGTAGGACCCGTTGGACCAGTTGGTCCAAGTTGTGTATACATAACTTGAGAGGCTGTAAGGATGACGCTAGGAACTGCTGGTCTAGTAGGGCTTGTTCCTGCAACATCTGCAACTAATTCTAACCTTGTATCAGATGTACGCCATACCAACTCAACATAATCGTTGGCTGCAATCTCTAACATATAGTTCCAAGCAGCAACTGTTTTAGCCGCTGCTGCGCCACCTGAAACAGTTACAACAGTATTGCTATCTGCGATGTCGGTTCCATTCTTACGGAACCAAATATCAATAGTGTCAGTTCCACTACCAGATACTCTGTCAGCCTGAGCAGAAAATTGAATATCATAAACACCTGCATAGGCAAATGTAAGTCGTGAGTTAGAAACAATACTTACACCATTAGAATCTGGATCAGTATTATTGTAAGTAATTGGGTAAGCAGTTGTTGTGTTTGCCGCTACTTGATCTTGGGTTGACCAAAAAGAACCCCAATAACCTAATGTTCCACCAGCACCCGTTGCTCCGGTAGATCCAGTAGCACCAGTAGGTCCAGTTGGACCTGTAGAACCCGTTGCTCCAGTCGCTCCCGTAGCACCTGTGGAACCTGTCAGTCCTGTAGCACCTGTTAAACCTGTTGCACCCGTTGGACCAGTAGCACCTGTTGGGCCAGTGGCACCCGTTGCACCTGTTGGTAGAACTAAACTTAAAGTTTGTGTTGGAGTTGTTCCAGTAATAGTAGCTGCGGCAGTAGCGCCACCAGTTACAGTTCCAATTGATAATACGTTGGCAGGACCGGTAGGTCCTGTGACACCTTGGATACCTTGTGGTCCTTGGTCATTTGAAATAACAACTGAGATATCTGGTTGTGATTCAGCAACAACAATGATCTCTGTTTCACCAGTTTGTGGATCAATATTAACAATTGTATTACTGGTAGCACTTTGGGAAACTACAACTGTTGTGTCACTCATACTGTCACGCCTGCTGTGACGATGAATTTCCCTTCAAGTAAACGAGTTACTACTGATCCTGAATTTAACATAAAGTCATAGGCATATCGTGAAGGTTCAAAGTCTGCGGTAGTTGTAGCACTGATACTAATAGCAACAGTTCCTGCTGCGCCACCTAATGTTATGCCACTACCATTGGTCAATACTAGAGTGGTTGTATTAGAACCAACGAATGGTCTAATAGTCATAGTAGCTGAATAGCCAGTTAGATTTATGGGAGTATTGCCAGTTTGGATAGTAAAATTTACAGTGAATGTAGTGGCTTGCTCACAAACCATATTATATTTAGCACTCAAGATGATATTCCTCTCAGAGCTTGCGCGG